GAAGAAGTGGCATTTCCAAAAGGTGTATCAGACGTGACCAAATTTTCGTCAACAACCTCCCTATATAAAAAGGGAACACCTATCCATGTACGAGGTTCCATCCTATACAACAACAGCCTCAAAAAACATGGCCTGGAGAACAAATACAACTTTATATCCAACGGCGAAAAGATAAAATATTGCTACTTGAAGATGCCCAATCCGATCATGGAAAATGTGATTGGATTTATACAGACTCTACCAAAAGAATTCGGTCTACATGCTTACGTGGATTATGAGACCCAGTTTGATAAAACTTTTGTGCAACCGTTAAAGGCAATATTGGATATTATTGGTTGGAAAACAGAAGAAACAATTACACTCGATCAATTTTTCATTTAAAACTTATGGAATTTTTAGAAAATCTTATTAAGGAAGTCGGCTCAGAATATGCTCAACTAGCCGAAGATATTAGTGAAGACGAAATTTATGTAGATACTGGGTCATTTATGCTTAATGCCCTTGTCAGTGGTTCTCTTTTCGGGGGAGTTTCTGGTAATAAAATTACTACATTTTCTGGGGCGAACGCATCGGGAAAAACTTTCTTCTCTCTTGCTGTAGTCAAGAATTACTTAGAAATGAATCCAGAAGGATATTGTCTTTATTTTGACACTGAGGCTGCCGTTACTAGAAAAATGCTATCGGAAAAGGGAATTGACCTTTCAAGGGTAGTAGTTTTAAACGTGGTTACTGTGGAAGAATTTAGAACTAAGGCTCTTAAGGCGGTTGACATTTATATGAAGAAGCCAGAGGAAGAAAGAAGACCATGTATGTTTGTTCTTGATTCTCTTGGGATGCTTTCGACTAATAAGGAGATTAATGATACCCTTGCTGGTGAAGAAAAACGTGATATGACAAGAGCCCAACTTACAAAGGCGGCGTTTAGAATGCTTACACTTAAACTTGGTAAGGCAAACATTCCAATGATTGTGACCAATCACATTTATGCAAATGTGGGAGGTTATGGTCCGGCATTTGTTCAAAGTTCTGGTTCTGGAATGCAATATTCGGCTTCTACAATTGTTGAATTAACCAAATCTAAAGAAAAAGACGGAACCGAAATCGTTGGTAGTATTATTAAGGCCAAAACATTTAAGTCTCGTTTAAGTAGAGAGAATCAAGAAGTATCAGTACGTTTATACTATGATCATCGCGGACTCGACCGTTACTACGGACTTTTGGACATCGGTGAGGAATCTGGTATAATTCCCAGGGTCGGCAACCGTTATGAGATCAACGGTAAAAAGATTGGCAAAAACGTCATTTATGCAAATCCAGAAGAATATTTTACTCCTGAACTTCTTGAGAAATTAGATGCTTATGCCCAGAAGAAATTCAAGTATGGCTCTTCTTTAACCGAAGATCCGGTAGTTGAACAAGAACCGGAACCAATTGATGATTGAACTAAATGATCTAATTCAGCTATATCCCAATGCAATTGAGGATAATGTTTGTGATTTCTTAATTAACTTTTTTGAGTCCCAGTACCATCTTCAAGAAAAAATTGAAAATGATGGGACTCCAAATTTCACTCAAGTTAATCTTACAGAAAATTGCAAAATCACCGATGAAGTCAATACTGTTCATAATTACATAATCTCAAAAACTTTTGAGTATAAAAATAAGTATTATGAATATGTTGATGATCGGTGCTTTCCTGAAAAACACAATTTTGAGCAGTTTAGAATTAAAAGATATAAAAATAATGGAGATGAATTCTTTAATACGCATGTAGACGTTCTCGATTATAATTCTGCTAGAAGATTTTTATCTTTTACTTATTATCTTAACACTGTGGAGCTTGGTGGAGAGACATCTTTTACCAATTTTAGAGTCAATCCCACCAAGGGTTCTCTACTAATATTTCCTCCCATGTGGATGTTCCCCCATAAAGGAGAAGTCCCAGTGACCAATGACAAATACATCCTAACAGGATACTTACATTATAAATGATGGATAAAGTCGAACTACTGATTTTAAAAAACTTAATATATAATGAAGAATTTGTACGAAAAATTCTACCTTACCTAAAATCTGAATATTTTCAGAATTATTCAGAAAAAGTGATTTTTGAAGAAATTCAAGAATTCTTTTCTTCTTATAATCAACTACCAACCAAAGAAGCAATTGAGATTGAAATTGAGAACAGGACTGATTTAACTGAACAGTCCTTTAAGGATTGTATGGAGATTACTTCTGGGCTTGATTACAATCCAGTAGAAAGTGAATGGCTTTTTGCGACCACCGAAAAGTGGTGTAAAGATCGGGCGATTTATCTGGCCCTTATGGAATCTATCCATATTGCGGATGGCGGTGACTCGAAAAGAAATCGAGATGCTATTCCTTCTATCTTACAAGAGGCACTTTCTGTTTCATTTGATATATCAATTGGGCATGACTATATCGAAGACGTTGAGGCTCGTTATGAGTTTTATCATAAAAAAGATCTTAAAATTCCTTTTGATGTTGATTATCTTAACAGAATTACAGATGGTGGTTTATCACCCAAAACTTTAAATCTTTTTGTGGCACCGCCTGGTGTTGGTAAAAGTCTTTTTCTTTGCCATTTTTCAGCGGCAACTCTTCTTCAAGGAAAGAATGTCTTATACATCACTCTTGAAATGGCCGAGGAGAGAATTGCAGAACGAATTGATGCCAATCTTCTTGATGTACCGGTTCAAGATATTTCAAAATTATCAAAAGAGCAGTTTTTAAGTAAGACAACTCAATTGAGTAAAAAGACTCAAGGTAAACTTATCATTAAGGAGTATCCACCCGGAACTGCAAGTGCAAATCATTTTAAAGTATTATTGAAAGAACTTGAAATGAAAAAGAATTTTATTCCTGATGCAATTGTAATTGATTATTTAAATCTCTGTTCTTCATCTAGATATAAAACAAGCACTTCCAATTCTTACACTTATGTAAAATCTATTGCAGAAGAATTGAGGGGATTGGGCGTGGAATATAATATACCAACAGTCTCGGCGGCACAATTTAATCGTGAAGGTAGCTCCACAAGCGATTCTTCCATGGAAAATGTATCAGATTCTTATGGTATTGCATTTACTGCTGATTTATTGTTGGCTCTTATTTCAACAGAAGAACTAGAACAGATGAATCAACTTCTTGTCAAACAATTAAAAAATCGTTATGCTCCTTTGGATCGGTATCGTAAATTTGTGGTGGGGGTTGACAGATCCAAGATGAGGGTGTATGATGTGGATCAGTCGGCCCAAGAGGAACTGATTGAAAATAGAATATCAAATAATGATTCACCAGATTTAAAATCCAAATTTAAAACTATTAACTTTGATTAATTATTATGACTAACCAAAAAATTAACAGCACAGAATATATTGAGTTTGTAAAGAAAACAACGAGTCCTGCAAGTTCGGATGTTGATGTTCTTATTGATCGAATTCGTGAACTTGATGGTGAGGGTGTTAAGCTGACTCATCTACTTACATTTGCTTTAGGAGCATCTGCTGAACTAGGAGAAGCGGTTGAAATTATTAAAAAATGTCTCTTACAAGGTAAAAAATTCGATAAAGAGGCTCAAATCCATTGTTTAAAAGAAATTTCTGACTGCCACTGGTATTTTGCTCAGTTTTGCATTGCAATGGGTGTAGATTTTGAGGATATTATGCAGATAAATTTCGATAAACTTTCCGCACGATATCCAGAAGGCCATTTTACTGTCGAACGCTCCGAAAACCGACGAGAAGGAGATATTTGAAATGGTTGAATTAAAAAACACTCTTAAATCTCTTAGAAGTGAGTTAGAAAAAGTAAACGAAAGACAAAAAGAATTACACCATGAAATTTATAATATCCAAAAAAAACTTGGTTATTATGCTAAAAATGAAATTCTTTATGGTGTAGAGTATGATTAATTATGACTCTAAAAGGTAAATAGTCTATCAATTTTAAGCGCCATCTAGGCGCTTTTTTGTTACTAAATAACTAAAACAATTGTAGTAAAATGCAAGAACTAGTAGACTTTCTTATCGAAGAAAGATATTGTAACAGTGAATTAGAGGCCGTAAAGATTCTAGAATCAGTAAGTGATAGTTTTTATGAGTATCTTATTGAGGCTCAAATATCTGCTATTAATGCAACTGCCAAGGCAAGAAAAGAGATGGATGCTGAAATGCGAAGAGCAGCATCCCCCACCTTTAATCCAAAAAAAGTAAGTCATCTTAGAAAAAAAATAACCGGACTAAAGGGACCTGTTGCTACAGAATTGGCTCAAAGAAGTGGAAGTAAAAGTTCCCAAAAAACTCCAACTGGTCCAAGAGGAGAAAGAGCCCAAACTAGTGATATTGCAACAACCAGAACCGCCGCATCTAGAACTGATCGTCCCATGACAGGATCAAGACTTAATGATCCTCGTTTTGCTGCAGCAGCAGAGAGAGAAGTATCTAGGCAAACAAATACTTCACCAGAAGTAGATAGAGCCGGATTTGCATCTAGACAATCTACCGGTGTGAGAAGAACAGGTAAATATACAAGCATGTCAGCAGGTGGAGCAACCTCCGCACTACCGAATCTTGGTCAATCTAGAACTGGAGCCAGATTCCCTAGGCAACGTGGATAATTATGAAAAAGTACTTTGAATTTCTATATGAGGCCAGAGGTTCCCAAGCCTCAGAAAAGGCCCTAAATCTAGGTCTTGCATCTGACGGTCACGGATATTGGGTAGATAGATCCGGTCGTAAGGTTGCAAAAACCGAAGGTGGTCAATTGGTTTTTATAAAAGGAAAATCCCCAGCAGCCGAAAAGGCCGCCCCACCTTCTGCATCAATGAAACCTTCCGCAAGAACCGCCACACCTCTCACAAAAAGGCAACCACCCGAAAGACAAGTCTCGCCACCAAAAGAACAAGAAAAGGCCCCAGAACCAGAAACTCAAGAAGTTCTCACAGTTGTTTTTGGGAGATTTAATCCACCAACAATTGGTCATGAAAGGCTATTAAAGAAGGCTAAAGAAATAGCCCAATCGGGTGATCTAAAGATCTATCCTTCAAGGTCATATGGAGATCCTTCCAACCCTTTAAGTCCTTCTGATAAGATTTATTATATGAGAAAGGCCTTTCCAAAATTTGCTGATAATATCATCAATGATGATGATATGAAAACAATTTTTGATGTTCTTAAATTGGCCGATGAAGAAGGCTATGAAACTGTTAATCTTGTAACCGGTGCAAAGAGAAGATCGGAATTTGATCGTCTAGCAAATCAATACAATGGAGAAATTTATAATCTTGCAGATATTAATGTAATTGCCCTTCCTAGTGAGGATCCAGATCTAGAAAATAGCCCTAATCCATCTTCTTCTGCAAGACTCAGAAAGGCAGCCCTAGAAGATGATTTCTTTGCATTCCAAAGAGGTCTCCCAAAAACATTAAATGCAAAGCAACAGCAGGCCCTATTTTTTGCTGTTCAGAGGGCTCTTTCAGGTGAGAAAAAGGAATCCTGGAAAATAGATCCATCCTCAAATTATGAGATTCTTAAAGAAGAATATTATAAAGAAAACATTTATAAAACCGGGGACCTTATTGAAAATCTCAATACTGGGCTAACTGGTAAAATTATAAGAAGAGGTCCTAACTACGTCATTTGTGTAAATGAGGATTTGAATATTATGTTTAAGTCTTGGATCG